TAGCCTTCAAATCGATGAAGTCGAGCTTGCCATCACGATTGAATCGTGCGAACGTGCCATCCAATTGAGCGAGATACATGATGGCATCTCTAAATGTTGCCTTTTCCAATTTGGTCTTGATGGACACATTTGGAAGATTGATGGCATCACTCACGGGAATCCCAGTCATCGTCACGATTTCTTGGAAGACTTCTCGTGTTCCTGTTGGATACGAGAGTTTACTCTCATACGGACCAAGCAATCTCACGAATTCATCTTGAAGCTTTAATTTTGTAACTTTAGAGTTACGGTCGAGCTTGATTTCGGTCACAAAAAAACGACCAAGGGGCAACATTGCCGCTTGACCGTCAATTGTTTGAACACCGAGGCTCGCTGTTGATGGCATCATCTCCTCAATTCCTTCGACTATCTGATTCAATTCGACAGATAGGGAATTGATGAATGTGCCACCAGGGACGAACGATGAGCCTCCAGAGATGGAAGCATCATGTTCGATTTTCTTTAGATGTGACTTATCGTAAGTCTGATTGTTGAGCGTGAAGGAGGCGTGAATCACTCGAACATCAGACACAATCGCATCTCTATACTCTTGTGTTGTTTCTAGCATTTTATCACTCCTATTGCTCAATGAACGATGTCGATACATCGTTGTAGTAAGTTATGCCATCGCTAAATGTACCCATACAACTTCCCGAAATTGTGCTTCGATACGCTCTAATCGATTGACCTAGAACGACCGCATTGAAGAACCCGCTTGGGATGTTTCGAATGGCGTTATATTCATCTTGAGTTAAGATTCCCCAAGAGATTTGAATTGTTTTCTTGTTTGCGATGACATCTCCGCTCATTTGACCGTTCGCACTTCGACCAGTCCCAGAGCTCCAAATGATTTCATCGCTATGTGATATTGATGTAGGAGATGCAAGAGCAACTCCATTCACTATAATTTCGCTCACTCTATGCACCTCCTAGAAATCTAATAAAGGTTGATTGGTTCTTTGTTGTATCCCGTTTGCGATATCAAAGATTTTTCTTGTAACCGATTCGCCATCGATGTTCAAGTCCAAGCCACCCACAAGTGTGACTAATTGTCTTAATAACATCACTACTTCCGCACTACTGTTCGAATCTTTCGATAATCGAGCAGCTTCACGAGCCATTGCAAGCATCTTGTTCTCTGGTGCCACAATTTCCCCGTAGTGCTTGTTATCCCCAATCATCGCCAATTGTGGAGTGTTCGCCTTAACGAATCCCCCTTGAGCCAGCATTGGGATTTGAGGTGTGCTGATTCTTCCAATCCAAGAGAATGGGCTCACACCCATCACGCTGATTCCACGGATCCCATCAAGGATTCCATTGATTCCATTGAACGGGATTGTAATCACTCGGTTAATACCTCCGATGATTCCATTCACGACCGTCTTGAACGTTCCGAGAATCCCTTCAGTGATTCCCATGAAGATGCGACCGCCAGTCGAGAATACATCTCGAACTCCTGCCCATGCTTTTGAGAAGATGTTGCTGAACCAATTTGGAATTGTTGAGAAGATGCTCGTAATCGTGTTCCAAGCTCCTTGGAAGATTCCTCGGAAGAATTCAACCACACCAGAGAACACCGCTTTGATGCCTCCCCAAATGCCACTAAACCATGAACCTGCCACGCTGAACACGTTCACGATTCCATTCCATGCGTTCTTGAACATTGTCCCGAACCATGTCGCCACATTCGATAGTGCGTTCACCACATCATTCCATCTATCCTTGAACCATTGCCCGATAGCTTTGAACACATTCACGATGTTGTTCCACGCTGTTTGGAATACTGTGTTGAACCATGTTGGAACATTCGAGAATTCGGTCACGATGTCATTCCAACGATCCGCAAACCATTGACCTATTCCACCGAATATCGCCACAATTCCATCCCAAGCAGCTTGGAAGCCTTCTGGGAGTGCGGTCATCAATTGACTTGCTGCGTTCGTTATAGCATCAACGACATTTCTCAAGATGTCGAATAGGAAGCTTAGTAAATCAAATACAGCTTTCAATGCTAGTGATATGGCAACGAGTGCCGCTAAAAGAACACCACCAAGAACCCCCGCAATCACACCAAGAACGGGTCCTAATGAGCTCGCAAGTAGATTGTAGATTGGTTCAAGTGCTGTCCATAGGCTGCTAATTGCTTGACCTAGACTGTAAATTGCACCACCAAACGAATCAATCATAGGCTTCACGTATTGGTCGTAAACTCCACCAAATGCTTTTCCAACTTTTTCAAGGATTGGATTCACATGATTGTTGAATCCATCGATAATTGTTCCAACAAGTCCCGATATCATTTCGCCCCATTGAATAATCAATGGACCGATAGTGTCATCGTAAACACCTTTGAACATCTTTCCAACATCTTCAACGGCTTTCTCGACCGTTTTGAAGATTGGAGCAATATTCTTCAACATTGTATTGAATGCTTCTGTAAGTTTCGGAGCATTCTTCGTGATAATCGTCTCGAAAGCCTTCATCAAGTCACGACCAAGTTTCGCTCCGATTTCTTTGATATCAACGTATAGACTAATGAACGCCCCTGCGATGGCTTCACCTATCTTCACAGCCCCTTCGCTCGTCAATACCTTGTAAATAGTATCGCCGATAGCTTGAGCAATGTTTCCAGCAGCTTTCATCATGTCCCCAGTCGCATCCATTGTATTGACAAGAGCTTTCTTGATTTGCTCCTTGTGGTTGTCCAATGCATTTGCGATGGATTCAGTAAGGAATACACCGATTCCCACTCCGACAGAAGCAATCGCACCAGTAAATTGACCCAAAGCATAAGCCCACTTGTCCAACATATCATTGAACGATTGGACGACTTGTGGATCCGTGAAGATTTCTTGGAGGGTAGCTCCGATTCTCTCAAGAGCCACTTTCATGCGTTCCAAACCTTCGGAGTGGAATGCGGCATCGAATCCAGCTTTGAATTTAGCGATAAGCTCACCAATTCGTCCAAAGAGGTCTTCGAAGAATTTCTTCAATTGGTTGTCCCCTTCGGCAATCTTGCCCATGTCAACTTGAGCACCTTTTGGTTGGAGACCTCCGCCTCCACCTCCGCCACCTTTTCCTTTGCCTTTACCTCCTCCACCGCCGCCTCCGCCTCCGCCAGAGTCGTCATTCGGTTCGGATAGTTTGTTGATTTTATCGAAGCCCATCAAGGACTTCATCTCTTTCGCTGCCTTCTTAGCAGCACCGCCAGCCTTGTCAGCAGCTCCACCAGCATCATCCACAGCATCAGCCATGTCGCCAGCTCCACCACCAGCACCTTGCATATTATCCGCAAGGTTCCCGACAGCATCGGCGGTCTCTTGTATTCCTCCTCCTGCTTGTGACTTCTTACCCGTCAAGAGCTCAGTAAGAGCCCTAAATGCGTTCCCGACAGTTAAGAGCTTACTTAGTAGGAAGTTAAGAACTTGAATCACAGGCGTGAACAGATTGATGAGTCCTTGCCCAACGGATGCCATGAACGATTGGAATTGAAGTTTCATGATTCGCACTTGGTTCGCCCATGAATCGCTCGTCCTTGCGAAGTCACCACTTGCAAGAGCCAGTTGACTTTGAACGAATGCGAATCTAAGAGCCACTTTCTCCGCCTCAGACATCTCAGCGGTGGTCTTCCCAAATCCATTCGCCATTGCATAGGCATCGAGGGCTGTTTGTGTCATTACGACCCCTAAGTCTTTCAAGGTCTCGGTCTCACCTGTGAATACAGATTTCAATTTAGTGTACGCCTCGTCTTGGCTTATGTTGTAGAATGATGCTACATCCCCCGCCAAGCTCGTCAACGCTGTGGACATCTCATAGGCTTGTTGTTCGCTGAATCCAAAAGCCTTGGACATTGCCCCGAATGTCCCTGTGTAGCGTTTAGCCATTGTCTCAGATAATCCCGATGCGTACATTGCCGATTTTGCGAATTCGTCAACTTGTTTCGACATCTTAGGGAATGCCACATCAACCACGTTTTGAACTTCATTCAAATCGGACCCGAGCTTGATTGCCTCAGAACCAAAATCAATGAGTTTCTTGACCGCAAACGCACCAGCTAAGACTTTCGCAAAGCCCATGACTTTTTGTTGGATTCCATTCAATTGATTCGTGAATCCTTGTTGATTCACCACCAATCCCAATTCAACATCGCCGATTTTAGTTGCCATTTGTCCACCTCCTTCTTACTACCATTCAGAAAATGCTTGTTGAAGTTCCTTGAGAACCGCATCAAGCTCTTCTTGTGTTCGTTGTTTTGCTCGTTTATTTCGCCACTCGTCTCGGATTCGATGTTGCCCCGGTGAGAACGATTCGAGCATTTTTGGGTCGTCCTCGCTTCGAATTTGGATAATTCGTCCAAGAGGAGTCTCCGATGAAAGTCCAGAGACTAGAGCTCTGAATTCTTTCCATTTCATTTCTTTAAAATCATAAGAATAGAACGAAATGCCATATTGCGTTCTAAAAGACGAGACCATCAAGTCCCAGTCTTCAAAAATGTCGTAATATGGCTCACCTATTCCCCCGCTTCTTGGTCTCCTACAATCAAATTGATTGCCTCACGAATGAGAGCCATCCAGCTTTTTAGATTTAAACTTAATTTTTCAATCTTCACACGGTCTTGTTCGTTGAAGATGATTTCATACAAGCTCTTCATTTGAGCAACAGTCGGATCCCCATCAACTCCGCTCATCACTTCCATGAGCTTGAGTGCTGTTGGAGCTGAATCATCTACTTCGATGGTTACGTTCTTGATTTTGATTTTTGGTTTTGATTCAAAATTTAATTGTTCTGTGATGTCGATAATCTTACCCATTATTCAAATACCTCGCTTTTCATTGTTGTGAATACTTCTGTCGTTTCTGTTTCTTCTACTTCACCGATAAGTGGAACACCAATTCGATTGTGTTCGGTCGTCAATTCGTGGATTCGTTCATCCGTCATTCCTGTTGTATCGAATTCATCACCGACTTTGTATTCCTTGCGAGTTTCCGCATCGATGAAGTTGATTAGTGCTTTATGCATTTTTATCCTCCTTTGCCAAATAAAAAAGAGGGGCGATGTTCACCCCTCCACTTGTTTTCGTGATTCTTAGCCTGCCGCTGTATATTCAGGTTTACCATTAGACATGATGTCGAATGATAGTGGTGCGGCTGCTGTACTGTCACCAGACATGAAGTCTTTGATGTTGATGACCGCTTCTTTGAAGACTAATTTGGATCCGTCTGGGAATGTCCATTGGAAGTCTTTTTCAGCATCACGACCATTCTTCAATGCGATAGCAGCGATTGCATCGTTACCAGTATCACCGATGTGTCGTTTTCCTGATACTGAGATTGTGACTGATTTAGCTGTCATCAAGCGGCGTTTCCATCCTTTATGCTCGAATGGAGACCATTCTTCGACACCATTGTCAAATGATACCGAAAAGCTTTCTAATTCTTTGATTTCTGTCCAAGTTGGAGCGTCTTTCGTCCCTGTGTTTACTTGGAATTGGTTTTCATAGACGGGGAATACCCCTGTTCTTTTTTCTGCCATTTTTATTCCTCACTTTCTTGTTCTAATCTGTAATAGATATCTAATTCGATGACACGTTCGTACACGTTATTGTCATCAGTCCCCACATCAATGGGCTCGTTCGATAAGAGTCGAATCATTTGGATTGGAGTATCACCAATCACCACGTTCTCAGCCTTTAGGATTTGGTTGAAGAGGTAGTTCGCTCGCTTTTCTGTCTCGTTCGCATTCTGATTGTGATGAATCAAGATGCTGACCGATTTCACATCATAACTTGCCAAATTCCTCCCACCAATAGCAATTCGTGGTTCGACATTCGTCTTGCGTTGATAGACTCCAATGCTATACATTTTCTTATTATCGAGTTTCCCGATGTAGTAGTTTTGAGCTGCGTGATAGGATTCCAACCAATCTCGCACTTCTGCCAATGTTATCATCTTCACACCCCCGATATTTTCTTGTATAAAGCAGCATAAGCCTTCTTGATGTCCTCTTGTTTCGAACCTTCAACCCAATCATCCATCCACTTGCCTCGAGCGTGTGGATTCGTGCTCGTGTTGAAGTTGTATTCGGGATGAAAATATAATCTTCGAGCGTATGGAGTGGAGTGTGTCAAAGATACTCGACCACCACTCGACCCCGAGTAATCGACCGAGAACGCCTCGCCTTGCAATGTACCGTCTCTAAACGGGACCACTTGGGCGTTTACAATCTCGGTGTGTAAATACTCGCCAGTCTGTTCCAACGCTTGAATTTGAGCCTTCTTGAGCCTTCCAATGACTCCGAAGTCGAACTTCACCCGACTGTTTGCATGAATCATCGTCCATCACTCCAATCCGAGATACGTGTAATTCACAGAACCGTCCGGATTTCGTGATTTTCGTGTGTCTGCAATCTTTCGCTCTACTCCATGGACGTTTACACTTCCGCCACTCAAAGTCGCTAAATTGGGGGCAATATCGCCATTAAACAACGCCGACCCTGTGAGCTTCACAATTTTTTGTTGATCCGTCAACACGGTCACGACCTTGTCTTGATAGTTACAAAACAAATCGGCTTCAAATTCTTTGATAGGCTCGCCATCCTTCGACACACCTTCTCTTTGCACAATCACATGGATTGGAGTCTTGCAAAATTGTGGTAGAACTAAACTTGGAAAATGCATCAAATCACCTTCCTTGTAAGTCCACTTTGATTCAACAATTCGAATGTGCTTCGCTTCATTGCGATTCCGTTCATTGTGACTACATTCCAAGAATCACCGAAGTTCATCGACACTCCATTGATTGAGTACGATGAAAGAGCGGTCTCGATTAAGTCTTTGTTCTCAATCATGAAGTCAGCCATTTGGCAACACACCTCACGAATCACCGATTGTTGGAATGGAGTGAGATTTTCAAACCCCACTCCAACGATTCGGTTGAATGTTAGTGTGTCGATATGCTGACTTGCTGTCTTCAAGATGCGATTGAGGTTCTCTGGAGTGTGAGTTCCAAGATATTCGTTCTTGTAGAACGTTTCATCAGCATATATCATGACTACTCACCCGCTTCTTCTGTTGCTTCTTCGGCGGTTTCATTTCCTTTGTTGTTTCCTTTGTTGTTTCCTTTGCGGTTTCCTTTTTTGCTTAGTTCCAACACTTTTGCTTCTAATTCGACAATTTTGTCGAGAGCTTCGTTGTAAGTAGCTGAATCTACTTTGTGTGTACCCGAATCGATTTTAGTATGATTTTCATCATAGATGTCGAATCCTCTTGATTTGTAGTACTCTTTTTCTAATTCGGTGATTGTATAAACTTTGTTACCTTTTTCTGCTGTATACATTCAAATACCTCCTTTTTGATTACGCTTGAGCGTTGATGTAGATACCATTCGCACGATTCTTGACAAGGAATGCATCCATGTAGAAGCGTGATTGTAGTAAATAGTTGTCAGCTGTTCTTGAATCTTCACCAGGTTCGAATGCGTTGATGTAAGAGTATTTGTCACGAGCAATGACAGCTGTTGGGTGAACTAGGATGAAGTTGATTTGTTTAGCATCAGCAGCAGCAACACAGCCTTCAGTGAAGTTGTATTTTGATTTCAAGCGAGCTGATTGCACCACTTTAATCTTCACATCATCTAAGTCGTAAATAGAGCGTTTAACTGAGCCCTCGCCAGTAACTCCCATCACACGTTGGATGTCTTTGGCTTCTTTTAATAATTTGTTAACTTTTGGAGTAACGTATAATAAACGACCAGCACCCGGAACCCCAGCTTCATCCATTTTTTCCAT